TTTATATCAGTTTTAACACTTTCATAACTATGATCACCATCTATGAAAACAAAATCAATCGATTCTTTATCAAATTGTTTTGATGCATTATCTGATCTATCTATGATCAGTTCAAGATTTGGAAATTTAAGGGCTTCTTTTAATACCTGTTTTTTAAGCATAGATAAAGATTCATCATTATATTCTTCATTTATGCGTTGTTCATATAATGTATTGTCTGGTTGTACTTTATAAGGATCGACACCGTACATTTTTAGTTTTTTATTTCCCTTATCCAACAAACTAAACATGTTTTCGCCGTTATTCACTCCTATCTCTACACCTATTTTAAAATTAAACTGAATACATTGAATGTTTATTACTTCCCATCTTGGCCAAGAAGAAGGATACGCAAACTGGGCGCCTGTTGCTATTAAATCTTTTGGGCTAGGATTATTTTTCATTTTAACAATTTTATCCATTTTTTAACAATTATATCAGGATCGAATTTTTTCATATCGACTGATGTTTTTCTTTTTTCAATATCCACAGTCCAATCATAAACATCATCTATAGTTGTATTTTTTCTTATAAACATGTTATTTTCATCTGTCAATATTTCTTCAGCCGCATCTGATTCGTGTGTTATTACGGGTACTCCTAATTTATTTGCTTCAAGATAAACAAGACCAAATGTTTCTTGAGGCATTCCCACCCTAAAAAGACAAGCGGCATTTGCTAGACTTTTTAAAACAGATTCATAATTTAATTCTCCTAAAAAGTGAATAGGATAATTATTTTTATTAACATCTTCAATTAAATCTGTAAATATCTTTACATCTCTTTTTTGTCTTTGGGGGGGACAGCAAACATAAAAAGGTCTTTTCATTCCCTTATCATAAAGAGCAACATAAACCATCAATGCTTCTTTAAATCCCTTACCAAAAGCACTCATCCAAAAAAGATAATCTCCTCTTTTGCTCTTTGGCTTCTGTTTATCTATGCCCTTGGGAAACATATAATGAATAGTTTGATCACCTTTTACTTTTTTACCTTTATTATGAACATAATTTTTAAGTGCATCTGATAAAAATAGTCTAGGAACTTCTTCATGACAAGTTGTCCAATTATGCAACCAAATATAATTTTTATCTCCACTATTATTTTCTAAAGGCGACAATGCTTTAATATGGGGATTAAACATTTGATAATACTTCCAAGTATTACCAGTATAATTAATATGATTGCAATTTATTCTTACTCTTGAACTAGCATAAAAATGTCTATAAACATTTAAATGTTTTACGCCATTTATTATTCGATCACTCCCATCTGCGTGAGAATGTACTAATCCAACATTAAAATTTTCACTGGCAAGTTTTTCCGCAACTGTTAAAACTTGTCTTTCGGTTCCTCCCATAGCGCCCCCATCAATTTCAAATAATTGGGGAGAAATAATCAAATAATCATAGCTCATTATGCTCCTGAAGTAAATTTTCTCCAATCAATTATATTCTTGATCAAAAAATTTCTATTGACAACTGTTTTTATAATTGATTCTAAATAATTTATTTTTTCTTTTTGATATTCGATTTTTTCTTGCATATCGATCATGTCTTTATCAGAATTTAAAAATCTATCCAAATCTAATTTATTTCTAGATTTAATATCTAATTCAAATGGCTCCCAATTCATACTATCTAAGGTATTTTTATCAAGTTTACCTGTATAATAAAGCCATTTTAATTTAGACAGTTCTTTCTTCCTCGACTCAAATTTTACGAGTCTTAGTTTCTCTTCTGAAAAAATTTTAAAATATTTGTTGTGAAGTTCTGGTATTCTTTTTGATTCTGTGTCTAATTGTACATCATCTAAAACACAGTCACTGGTCCATAATTCTTGTATGTTTTCTAATTTCATTATACCTCATAATCAATGTTCTCCAATAATTCTTTCTATTTTATATGTAGAATATGCAAATGTAGCATCTGAAGCAACAACTTCTGAATCAGCAACATCAGAAGACATTTCTATATCTGTTAAGTCTACAGGAAACAAATCTGTGAATTTTGCAACATACTGCATATTTTTATTACTTGTAAGAATTGATAACGTGCCATCAGAATATAATTCTCCCTTAGGATTAGGCACATTTGCTTCTGCAAGTTTTCTATACTGTTCTAGATCCTCAGGAGAAGTAAGTCCTTTTATCCAATCATAAACTTCTAACCAATTTTTCAATTCTTCGTCTATTATAAATCTAACACGTAATTCATTATATTGTACTTTATCACCCGCAATAGGAATATCTCTAAACGGATTTGTAATCAAGGTTTGTCCTGCTGATAAACCTGGCAAATTACACGATTGACAGAAAAAATTCACATGTGGAATTTTATCAATCATAAATTTAAATCCCGTAGGTATAAAATAATTTAAATTTTTTGGTTGCTTGCTAGATTTTGCCATAATTCATCTTCCGATACGTTAGGTATATTTTCTAATGATTGATCCTGATCAATAACTCTTTTAATTATAAGATCATCATGTATATTTAGTAAGTATTCAAAACCATCTATAAATTCTTTTGTCATAGTAGTATTAGATGCTCCTTCTGAAGGATATCCATTAGTTCCATCATACATATTATCTCTATCACCGAATATGTCAAATCCTATTAGATATATTTCTTCTTTTGGATAAAGATTGTGTGCTAATCTAGTTGCTTGTATTCCAGCACTTAATCCCCATCCATCATCTTTCCAAGGAGTTTTTCTTATTAAACTTCCTTCTTTAGCCCATGAAATATAAGTGTGATCACCCCAACCATTATAATAAAATTCATATCCTGTCGGTTCGTTTTCATAAGTTTTAGAATCGGAAGGAATATCAATAGTGTCTCTAATCATTCCTGGAAGAGAATTTATATTGCTCAAATAAACAATATTCTTTAAACTATAATCAGTATCTAGTATTTCATGAGTGACATGAGGATCAATAGTTAAAAGATAATCTGGTGCAAAATCACGATAAAGAGCATTACAACCAAATGTCCATGCCTTTGTCTTAATATTTTCTAGATCCATATGTTGTCTAGATTTTCCATTTCCTATTATAACTACTGCCACGTTATTTCTTCCATAAATTGCTCTGTTGTTATATTATCAATATTTTCAATTTTTGTATCATCATCTATAACTCTTGTTAATCTTATTTTTGGACAAAAGTGATCTTTCAACAAATAAAACAATCCGATTCTTTCATCTTCCGCCATATGAAATTCTTCATTGGATGTTATTCCCTCCTTAAACATTGTTGGATAATTAGGAGAACCCTCATAAATATTTTTTCTATCACCGAATAAGTCAAAACCTATCATATATATTTGATCTTCTGGATGAAAATGATATGCTAATCTGATGCTCTCCCATCCAGAATTTACTGGATATATCTTTTCGAAAGGCATTAAAGAAATTTTATGTTCTTTAGGTATTTTTTTCAGTATGTCATGTATATTACCATACCCATACTCGGTTGTATAAACTTTATTTTCTTTAGAATATCCAGACTCAATTATTTCTTCAAGCATCATTGGATCACATGTAAGGAGTATGTCTGGAGTAAAATCACGATAAAGACCATTACTTCCATATATTGTACCGTATTTCTTCAAAAATTGCAAGTCTATTTTTTGTCTTGACTCGCCATTACCTATACAAAAAATCATGCTTTTTTATAAATTTCACGTTCTATGTTTTTAATACCATGTGTATACGAATATACAACATGAACTTCAATATTTTCTTTTATTGTTTCAGCTATTTTATTTCTCCACCAATCTTTCGGTTTTAATGTACAATGAGCATTTTCACCGTTTGGTAAAATTTGACTGGCTGGATACATTGCTATATTTAAATAAGTACATTTATTTGATAATGTAAAAATTTCTTTTAAAGTGTAATTTATTTCTTTTTCTGGAACATGTTCTAAAACATCTGTACAAATAACACAATCAAAATTGCCAGATGGCAAAAGACCCCATTTTGGTATTGCAGGATCATAAAGCCCCATCTTATCAAGTCCCCATGATAAATGAATCCTATCTTCTATGTAATGTTTTGCATTTCCACATCCATAATCCAATGCGGTTTTTGATTTTGTAGTTTTTATTAATTTTTTGATATTGTCTAAATGAAGCGTAAGGGAATTGCCAGGATAAGGAGGAAGTTGTTTATATAAATCAATTTTAGAATGCATAATGTCTCCAAAAACAAAAAAGGAGAAGGTTTAACCCTTCTCCTTTATGTATAATCTAAATTTTCAGAGAAAATTACATTAAGTTATTTACTCTTACAATTCTGTAATACTCGTTACCTGCGGCACCAGCATTATCTGCACTAATATCAGCACTACCTGAGCTTGTGCTATCTGTGGCTCCAGTTGCAAATGGATTTCTTACAAGACCATAACGAGTCTTAAATCCAATTTTTGGCTGGAAAGTGCTTGTGTCAACTGCACGTACCATTTGCAATGGAACGTATGGGCAGTAGAACATACCATCATCATATGAAGATGATCCTTTGTATCCAACTACAAAGTAATTAGCATCATTTGTTACTGCATATGGATCAACATAAACACGATAGCGCCCGTTAAGTACACCAACAAAAGTGTTTCCTGAATCATCAGGATTAAGATTGTTGCTGTCAAGAGCAGGAGCGTAATCAAGAACTCCAGCCATTTGAAGTGCGGAAGCAACATCTGAAGAGGTCATAAGGATATTACCTTTTCCTCTACGTGTCTTCTTCGCAATCTCATTGGCTTCTCTCTCTATCTGGAACATGAGACCTTTAAACTTCTCTACGGACCAGCGACCATTTGAGTCTGTGTCAAGATCAAAGATACCTGACTGTGTGGTGTTATTTTGGGCACCAACTTTGGCTTCTCTGTAAATCTTGCGAATAACTTCTCGGTTAATTTCTGCAAGAATCTCAGCGGAAAGAATATTGCTGAGTTCTGTTTCTGCATCAAGACCATGAACTGCTTTAAGATCCTGAGCAACTTCCATTGTGTAATCCGCTCTTAAGGCTCTTGTTTTCGCAGTAACAGTAACCTTCTCAATTGAGAAAGCCATGTTATTAGGTGTCATTGTCTCACCTGCGGCAGTTGATAATCCACCACTTGCTAGTGTATGTGAAGCGTTAGCAGTACCATCAGTATGAATATGAAGTCCTGGTGTATTATCTGCTTGAACTACATTACTGTTAGCAGAATAATTTGTGTCTGCTTCGTTGTAAAGTGCTTCAGGGGACTGGCTCATTGTGACATATCTTGCTCTCATAGCAAAAATAAGACCAGTAGGACCTGTCATTGGTTGCACACCACAAACATCGTATGCAATCAAGTTAGGCATTGCTCGCCTGACAAGAGAGATCATAATAGGATCATACTTTGCAACACCACCCTGATCGGGGAATGCGCCTGAAGCCTGCCCGGCCTCTGTCAAGAAATTCTGTGAAGAAAGAACTTGATTGTCTTCCTGCATGGACTTTTCTTGATTCTCCAAAAGAACAGTTGTTACTGCTTTTCTATATGGGTCTGAAATGTTACCCAATTCTGGATGGTCAAGAATAGGAGCCCACTTTTTTTGTAAATGTTCTGATAGATACATGTGTAAATCTCCTTAATTGTTATTTGATTTGTGTTCTAGAAATAGCATTTGCATACTGTTTAATGTTTTCAGGTGCTTCTGCCATCACATCGTCTGAAGAATTGTCTTCATTCGGTTCCATGTCGTCTTGTGTGTCCTCACTCAAAACCGTCTTTTCTTCAGCATCTTCTGCTCGAAAATACTTATCCTTAATGATCTGCAGTTTTTCAGTATATGATTCTTCTTCTTCATATTCAATACCTTCTGCCAACTTGATCATTTTTTCTTGATCAACTTCAGTCATTCCTTCTGAAACTGTATACAAGGAATCCATCTTTTTGTACTCTTTGAGTTCTTTAGATGAGTCGATGTTTTTTTGAATTTCAGAATTTAACGATCCCTCAAGATCCTCGACTTTAGCAAACAGATCATCAACTAGATCAACCTTTTCGTCTGGAATATCGACATAATGTTCGACAAACAGATTTTTAAGACCGACCATGAAATCTTCAACAATTTCTGAGCGAATACCCTTATCGACTGCAAGTTCATTTTCTTGCATCCATTCTTTAACAACATAATTCATGAAATCATCTACCTTTTCAACCATAACAGTACGATTGTTTTCAATGGCTTCTTGAAGTTCTGTTTTGTATTGCTCGTCAAGTTTGTCTATTCTTGTGGAAATTTCATCATTGACTCTGGCAAAAACTGCGGCTTCAAATATAGTGGCCGCTTTTTCTTTAAATTCGTCTGAAAGCTCTTCGCCTTCAATAAGTGCTTTTACATCACTTTCCAAATTGAATTCTTCTCTAGCAACTACTTCTTTTGTTTCTTTATTTTCAGAAACAATTTCATTACCTTCTTCATCGAATTCTGCATCTTCAACTTCGTTAAGTGCGCCGAGAATTTCAGCAACTTCTTCTTTGCTCATCTCGTCTAACTTATCGTAAATTGATTTAATGAGTGACATTTTTGATGCACTTTCAGAAACACCGCCTTTATCAGCAGGACGTTTCTTAGCAGATGGTACCCCTTTTGTAAAATCTGGTTTGGGACCATCGGGAACTTCGTTATTTACACCCGTATCTGTTGCTTTTGCGGGAGCTTTTTTGATTGGTTCTTTATTTTTTCCGGCGCCTGGCAATGAAGCCTCATCTACTTGAGTATCTTCATTAGTAGCATTGTCTTCTAGAGTTTCCTCTTTCACTTCTTGCTCCGCGGCCTCGACTTTTTCTTCTGACATGTGATAACTCCTTAATTTTGTGAGAATTTTGTCTTCTGTCTCATGTTTATATTTATACAATTATAGGTTTGAAAGAAAGCTATTAAACGATCTTAACTTTACATTCTCTAGTTGTGTAGAGGGTGCTTTAGTAATTTCTTTTTTAATAGCAGAAAGTACTTTTTCTTTAAGAATACCCGATTCCCAAACCCACTCTTTTCCTTCCATGACACCCTGAACAAAGGCCTCGGGAGCAGAAGGGTCAGCAACTATATCTGCGGCAGTTGCTAAATAAAAATCATCTTTAACGTATTTCACTCCACCTTTTTCTTCTAAAGAACCCATTCCCCTAGAAGAAACACCTAATTGTGCCCCATTTTCAATAAGATTTTGCACAATTTTCCCATATGGAGTATCGATAATTTTTGCTCTACCAACAACATTATTACCGTCTTCTTTCAATTCGGTAATCATATGGGATACTCTTTCTAAATTTATACCAGGACCATCGGGATGTCCAAGTTCTCCAAATGCTCTATTTTTTCCAACATAACCTTCATTATATCTCTGAATTTCTTTCATAAGAATCTCTCTGGGATAAACTCTTCCATTCTTATTTTTCACTTCTGCCATCATGAACGGTCCATGAATATATAGAGACTTTTTCCCGTTTTTTTCTTCTGTAACATACTCTATATTCTCGTTAACTTCTGTAATTAATTGCATAACTTAGCCTTTTTGTCCTGGTGTTTTAGTCTTATTTTTGCTTCTCTTACGTTGCAATTCTTGTTGTCTTTTAACTTTCACTAATCTTTTTGCCATTTTTTTAATTTTTGGTAAAAATTTCTCTAATCTTGTCGCAAGCATCATTTTTTGAGCAGGAGACATATTTGCAACACTCTGTCCTTTAGCAATTCTACTTCTCATTATATTTCTAGCACTTCTCCGAGCCCGCTTTTGCAATACTTCTGGACTGGCCATTCTTCTTAATGCTCTTTGTTTTGCTCTTGTCAGTAACTTAGAACGCCTTCTAGCCCGTTGACCAGCCTTTAATCTCTGTTGAAGAGTAAACTTTCTTTCCTCTAGAGGAACATGCTGATATTCTGCTTCGTCTTTAAGTTCTCTGAAATCTTTCATCTTTTTACATTCTTATTTAACTTTGAAATTCCCCTGTATAATCCAGACCTCAGTGTTTTCTTTCTTTTTACAGTTATTAATCTCTGTTTTATTTTTCTTTTTCTTAAAGACTGTCTTATTTTCAAATTAGTTTTGGGATTAAATTTCTTTCTTTCTTTTGCAGTCATTTTTTTAAGAATCTTCTTGCCTGCAACTTTCCTATATCCCTTACCAATTAGACTTCTGCTTTTTCTAAAAATATTTCTAAATGCTTTTCGTCTACCGCCAATAGTTCGAACACGACTAATTTTATGTATTCTTCTCGCATTTGCCATTTAACATTAGTCCGAATGTGCGATTTTTGTCGCTTGACCTGTGAAAGTTATGCTATAAGCGGCATCTTTATTAACTTTATGTATTCCTACAGGAAGTTTAATTGTTCCTTTAGACTCCCATGCCGCACCATTTAATCCAAGACCCTGTACTTCTACAACTCCAGCAGTTTCTATGTTACACGCAACCGAAGTCGCTGAACCTATTGTATTATTTGCTGGATCTGTTACTAAAGTTCCAAGTATTTTATAAGCCATTAATTACTCTCCTCTGCTTCTAGAAAAAGAAACCATGTTCCAAAAATCTTTCTTACTTTCAAATAGTTTTTTAGAAAATTCTTCTTTATTATTTTCATTTAATGTTTTATACATTTCATATAGAGCCTTCGCATCATCAGGATCAACAATTACTTGAATATCATCTTTTAAACTTATTTTATGCGATTTTTGAGCTTTATAAATTTGTTTAAGTAATGGAATCAAATCATTAATGTGATGAACATCTTCAATCATGTCCGCATCATCATATTCGTATTCTTCATATGGATTATCTTCCGAACCGTGTTCCATTTCATAATCAAGATAATATTTTACAGAACTTAAATTAGAACATGCTTTTGAAATCTTATCTTGAACCCATGTTTCTAGTTCAACTTGATCATCAAGCATTTCAAAAAGGTCTTTACTATATTTATGCACTTTATATAAACTTTGTTTAGCCAGTCTCCCCTCAAAATCATCATATTTCATTTTCATATGAGGAAATTCCTGAGAGACATCAGCAGAATGCTCTCTTATCTCTTTTTTAGCTACTGATGATAAGTCTTTAAATGTTTTCATAACCCTCTAGTATTAAATTGTAATATCTAATTTATATTTATATGATTTATATCCTTTATTATTCATAAATAAACTCTTCACGATTATTACCTATCCTTGCGGGTTGATCCTTATTAAACCAGCTTATATCTGGTTCTTCATCATTTAAAATAGCATTACAAAATAATGCAAAATTTTTATTCTGTTCTACAGTCATATGATTACCAAATGAACTTGCAGTTGATAATCGAACCATTGACCACACCATTGGTGTTGGCTCATAGTAAAAATTAGGCGTATTTAATGAATCAAAATCGAGAGCATCTAATAATTTAGTAGATTTAATATTAAAATTTTTATATTCTGAAGTAAAATGATTTAAATTAAAACTATTAAACACTAAAAATTTAAATTTTTTGAAATTTTTAGATAACAAGTGTAAAAATGTAATATTTTTAACATTTTCATATAAAAACATTGGACCTAAGGTATTAGCAACTATTTTTATTTCAGACTTATGGGTTTCATATTGTTTTAAAGATTGAAGACCCAAGCCAGAAGGACAATCAGACATATCTTCTGCTAATAAAAAAATACCATCAGAATGAGAATCTATTTCTAACCAAGGAAACTCCATTCTCTTTTGATCAGATAAAAAAATCACAATAGCATCTTTAGGTTTAAAAAATAAAGGATCTTCTAAATTCTCTACTAATTTTCTTAGACTCCAATTTGGTCCCACTCCTTGACCTCCATAAGAAATCACTTTCTGTTGTTGCAATTTTTCTAATTCAAATGGCCAAGTTCCAGATTGAGTATCAAAACCAAAACTATCAGAATATATGTGTACAGTCATTAGTGTTCAATCATTTTTCCTAAAATCATACCAAGTGCATTAGGTAATTGATAGGTTATACTCTTCTCATCTAAAAGTATTTTGACTTGTTCAAATATGGATTCATCAAAATCAAAATACCAAATATAATCTTCTGCCCATTGTCCTGCACACGAAACCATAGCAGGTAATGTTGTATTATTGGCAGTATTGCTATATTTTTTTTTAACAAATCCATCTGTGGTGCAATCAAAAGAACATATTAATGATGATGGTTGTAAATTTATTTCATGAAATTCTATTAAATCTGGAATAGGCGCAATATCACAATCTAATACAAATTCATTATTAACTATTGTTAATGTTGCTTCTATTTCTATTCCACTCTCTGCTAAAGACATATCCCTCCCCAAAAATCGTCCCAAATAATTTTGTCTGCTGAATCAAAAGGTCTAAACCATTTATTTTCAACATGCATTCGTTTAACACCATCAAATGGAAGGTCTGTCCAAAATAATAGACGAGGTTTCCATTCGGAATTTAATTTCATATTTTCCCAATGAACAACAGTACCCAAAAATGAATCCATTATTAAATCATCACCCAAATACATAAAAGTCATAATCTTACTACCTAATTTTCTTAATAAAATAGGATTTTCTAAAATAACATAAAGTGGCATTCCATAAGCAGAAGTAGTAAGTGCATCTAATGACTGTTCTTTAAATGTATGTATTTTTGCACCTGTTTGTCGTATATCATGTTTATTTGATCTCTGTATTACTGCTCCAGTAAGTTCATATTGCTCCATATCTAATTCAGAATTAATATTATTCTCAGGAAATAAAGATAATGATATATTCATAAGTAAATGATTAAGTGCAATGTTAGATCCGTTAACATATCTAGGATATAAATCTTTTTTAAGTGCCTTGACAAAAGCTGGCTTAAATATTGCTCTTCGTTCTTCGGGTGTCATAATGTTACGCCCCTTCTATCAAAATATTCAATTATAGTAGACATAAAATCATAAATGTATGCCCATTTTACATGAAACTTTGGCCTACCTTCATTTAATTGAGTTAAATAAGTCATTGCCGAAGTAGTCGGATCAGGTGTAGGATATGATGTATATAAATTTTTAAGAAAAATATCAAAATGTGCTTGCCCATATTTCGTTGCTAACGAATTATATCCAGCTATTATAGTATCTACTCTTGTAGTATGTGGATGAACAAAATTGGGTCCAGGATGATTTTGTTTCTTAATATACGCTTGACCTTCTTCTGCAGTTTCATCTGTATATTGCGAATCACCTATAGTAGTGTGCCTTGTAAATCTAAGTTTTGATGTACAATGTATTAAACAATGCAATTCTATTAATAATGAATCATCGTCTAGATCGTCTTCCATTTTTAAAGTTGACCATAGATGAGTTGTATCTATAGTCGGAAATTCTTCAGTACTACTTCCCATTTTATATCCTTTTTATATCGAACAATTTTTGAAGATGATAATAATTTTTGACAGTATTCAGAGGTACTGGTATATAAATATCATCTGGATCTTCTTGCGGCATTGTGTGAAAAACTGTTTTAAGTTTATCTAATTGATCACTTGATAAACTATTAACAAACTCTTCTACATTTGAATTTGCAAGAAGCACTAAATCTTCATCTTGTACTATTCTTTTACGATAATTTCTATGTTCCAAAACATGTTCTGGCATTGGCGCACCCTGACCCACTCCCATAAAAACAGGCATCGAATATCTACGTTTATTATGTTTATTGACTACTCGATGAGGAACGGCTATTATTTTATCGTTCAACCAAGCCTGTAATGTTTCTCCAATATTTACAGCAACCACTTCCTCATCATGAACAGTTGTCCAATTAGAAGTTTCTCTATCAGTTCTTATTTCTAAATCCTCTGTTTTATCAAAAACATGTAATATAGATACAGTACCAATATCACAATGATGCCGCATTCTTTGATCTGATGATGATGTTTTTTCTAAGTATTTAATTAAAACCATACTTGACCCATCCTTTACAGTTTCCGTTGGGGTATGACATTCTACTAAATTCGTACCAAATTCTAAATCAAAAGATCGTAAAACCATCATTCCTAATTGTCGAGATGCTTTATATACAACATCACACAATTTATGGAGGTCTTCTGGAAAGTCAGAAGTAGTTGTTATTGTTTTTGAATGTGGATTAAAGATTCTCTCTGTGGTTTCATTATGCCATGGCTCATCTTTTTTGGCCGAATTTTCACTTTTAAACACCTCATCTAATCGTGATCTTAAATGATTCATTATAGTTGTATAATGAGGAAACGGCTTTGATATTAAACAATGTCCAGTATTACGAAAGGCGTTTATTATATCATGATCAAATGTTGGAGAATCTCTTCTTATAATAGGCGTACTATTCATATTCTAATGCTTTCAAAAACCATTCTATTCGTTTCTCTTCTTCTTCTAATAGATATTTAGTATATGGAGAATATTTCCCTTGTCTTGATGTTACTCCATATTGACAACTTTCTATAAAGGGTTTATCTTCTGATAAAATAGCTGATACAAAGTTTTTTGCACTCGTTTTTATAACATCTGCTATTCGTTCATCCATGCCTTCTTTATTAAAATATCCTTCATATATTACAGTTGTTTCGTTATATTTTTCAGGAATAAAATAACTAACAAACGTTACAATATTAGAAACATTTGATACAAACAAATTAGGAAAGATATAAATGTTTTCCCACTTCCACTCATCAATATATTTTCTATATCGTTGGGGTGCTTCTGAAATTATTCTTTCTACAGAATGCTTACCATATCTTATTTGTTCTGGAATATGATCTAAAGAAAGAAAGGGTTTTAAAATATTTTGTGATTCTTTGTGTACATATTTTACATGAAGATATTCAATAACATTTTCAACAAATAATTTCCAATTAGCATTAATCTTTAGTTCATAATGAAAAAAATGATTATTGGCCTTATAATTATATTTGTCTAATAAAGAAACCATTGAAGGATCACGTTCACCTACAAACAATAAATTTTTATATCTGTAATGAGGATATTGTTTTGCATGAGACTGATCTTTACCATGATATCCACATACAAATTCTTGATTACCATATCCTAGGGGATGTATTAAGGATAGTCTATGATCACAAACATTATCATAAACAGCATCATCTCTGACAACTACCGGATGTTTTCCTATAAGAAAACTATGATAATCATTTTTACGCAATAAACGATATCCAGAATCTACAAACATTCCTTTTAGAAATATTCTTTCTATTTCCTCACTAAATCGTTGTT